TCTTCAATTTCTTCATCCTCTTCTTCTTCCGCTTTCGGGGAAATAGAATCAAATGCACTCACAAGTTCATCCCGTTTTAGATTACCGAGAATACTCGTAATTTCGTCATGAAGTTCAGCCTTTGATTTATAAGCCTCGTCAACAGATTCGGTTTCTTCAACTTCCGTAGAAGTATCAACTTCCTCCTCCACAACGTCTTTTTCAATGGCTTCCATTCGTTTTTCTCCTATATAATTAGTTCTACTTGTATTTATAAAAATTAAAGTTTTGAGAAGAAGTGTTCAAACACTTGAAGTACAACTTCTTCCCTATCTTTAATACTTGATTTCCCTATGGCTTTCTTTGCAGATTCAATATCTTCTTCCTTGAATGCACCATTGGAATATATCCATTCACGATCTTCCATAATTCCTTCAACAAATGCATTTGGTGCAGACGGATCTGCAACAATATCTGCAGCTGTAGCAAGATAGAAATCGTCTTGTACAACGTTCATACCATCCTTTTCTTTGAGTGAACCCATACCCCTAGACGAAACACCAAGTTGGGCACCCTCTTTTAACAAACTTGCAACAATTTTACCATACGGAGTTTCAGTCATAATTTTTGCCTTACCGACAAAATTCTTACCATCTGCACCTAATTCAGTTATCATATGTGAAACACGTTCTAAGTTGATAACAGGTCCTTCTGGATGACCCAACTCACCGAATGCACGTTTAGTTTTGACATATTCCTTATTATATCTACCAACCTCCCTTTCAAGAATAGTTTTTGGATAAAATCTACCGTTTTTATTCTTGACATCCGATTGTAGAAAAACACCTTCTATGAATAATTCCTTTTTGCCACCCTTTTCTTCGGTAATAAATTGTAACTGTTCAACAGTTTCGGTTATTAATTTCATCTATTTATCCCCTTTACCTATCATCCCTATGTGCATATCCCCTGACCTTTTTAACTAAGATCTGAACCGTACCGTTTCCAGCAACAGATATATCATCATCCGAGGCAATAGGGTAGAATCCATTGGTTCTTGCCCATGCACCATTACCATATAGTTGTATGGTATCGTTATCATTAGCAGTCGTATCACCATAGGTAATAACCATCCCAGTTGAATCACTGGTCCAGTGTATATCTATTATTGCCACTACTTGATCATCATAACCAGCTTCTTCATCGGTAAAACTATCCTTTAGATGAATAGTATCTCCATTCTGCAATAGGAATTGGGAAACACCATTTAATTTACTTTGTTCAAATATTGGTAATCTTGTGGCCATATCGTTTATCCTTCTATTTCTGACCCAACTTCATCTTCGGATGAAACCATAGTATCAAAATCCGTATCGACCGAATCCGTAGGTTCATCCACTACTGGTATATTATCTGGTTCATCGACTACAGGAATACTCTCTGGTTCATCGACTACAGGAATACTCTCTGGTTCATCGACTACAGGAATATCTTCATCTGTCAATGAATCTGGTTCATATATTTGTTTGGCTAATTCTTTCTTACGAAATTCTAGTTTATCTAAAATCTTCGATGATAATTCATCATCAAATGCCTGTGTTACATTTGTTGCTGTTTTATTCATAATTGCATCTATAATATCTTTAGTTGCCATTTCAATAAGTACCTCCGTCTAGAGCTCCAAACACTATTTTGTCTGATAATGGATCATATTGTGGGAATGTTCTCGTTGATGATCTAGCTGATGTATCCACATCATCCAAGTAATCAAACCGAACCTCACCACCACCAGCGTGTGTACTTGTAATATTGGATATAGTTCTCATCATATCATTTCTAAATTTTTGAACTTCTTCATTTATCTGTTCTGTTATATTCCCAATTGGAAGTTTCAATGCCTCCAACTGTTCTTCGGTGAAATTTTCAAATAGAAATGGATCACCATCCCTACCATTTTTTCCAGGACGACCTTCTACACCTTTGTGACCTCTCAGTCCACGATCTCCCATGGCACCAGTTTCACCAGTTTCACCAGTTTCACCAGTTTCACCAGTTTCACCTCTCAGTCCAGGAATTCCATCCTCACCTTGATCACCACGTTTACCCCTGGGACCCCTCAAATTATTAAACTGTTCTCCTGTAAAATCCTCATATTTGAAAGGATCACCTTGTAGTCCACGTTCACCTTGTTCACCCGTCCAACCTCTCTCACCCTTTTCGCCTTGTATGAGTTCTAACTGTTCTCCTGTAAAATCCTCGAATAGAAATGGATCACCCCTTTCGCCTTCTTGACCTTGAACACCTCTGGGACCTTCCAATCCCATCGGGCCCATATATCCACGTTCCCCTTGTTCTCCCTGTGTACCTTGGTCTCCAGTATCACCCTTTTCACCAGTATCCCCAACGGGACCAGGAGTCCGTGTTTCCGACAACATCTCTTGCTGTTCTCTGAAATTTTCCAACATTTCTGCAATTCTGACTTCCACATTAGCAATTTCTTGTTTAGTATATGAAAGTGCAGCTGCAAGAACTTTGGATGAATCTACCTGTCTCATATCTCAGTATAGTCCTCGTCGATTTCTTCGTGTTTCAGTTCCATGAGAATATCCTCTTTGGTTCCATTACCGTTTCCGTTGTAATTTCCATTGAGAATATTATCCATCAAATCATGCATGGTATCATTGTCTTTGTCATCGTCGGTGTATTCAAATTCCTCGACTGGTTCCTCTACAACGGGTTCGTCTTTATTTTCGTCACCCATACCCATCATATCATTACCATACGGACTATCTGCTCCATACTTACCCTTCTGGAGTTCTTGTTCCATCTCACGATCCATACGATCCATTTCCTCTTGGGATTGTTGTAGTACCTCTCGTCTGATATATTCAATCGAGAAGAATTTACCAGAATAGTCTGCAACATCCTGCACCAATGATAACCTGTCACGCAACATTTCTGAATTTTTTATCTCTCTGTAATAGGAATCCTCCGACCACTTATAGTGTAATTTATCCTTGATTGGATTCCACTCATCTTCTTTGATAATACCCTTGAGTACTAATTGTGCCTTTAATACGTTTTCTGGGAATTCAAGGAATCGATTTCTCAATCGTAGAATGAACTTGGAAAATTTCAATTCATCTCTTGTAATTTCCGTATCACGACCCAAACTGAAACTGTTATCCTCTTGTAATCTCGTTACGGGTACATTCAGTGATTTATACAACTTTTTCTGGAAATATTCGATATCTTCTAATTCCCCAAGACTCTGACCACCAGGAAGTGTTTGTATTTCAGTTCCCCTACCACCTTCCCTACGGGGTAACCAGTAATCTTCTAACATATTCATGTGTTTTCTGTCATCTTTTATCTCACCTGTCGATGCATCATACACCAATTTGTTACGATGTTTTACCATCATGTCTCGTAGATACTGTTCTGCTTTTGCTTTTGGTAAGTTACCTACATCGATGTAGAAAATCCTACGTTCTGGTGCTCTTGCAATTCTATAGATTACGACTGCATCTTCCATCATTCTAAGTTGATTTAATGGTTTGATAGCTTTGTGTAAATAACTAACCAATGCACCTGATGCGTGATCATACAGACCACTATTTGCAGATGCAATTGAATCGGTATGTACCTTGATCCCACCACTGACCTGTGATGAATCAGCAACACCCACTTCATCATATATATAAAATTCTTGCATAGATTCTATCATGTCCACACCTTCATCGTCTGGTTTCCGTACCAATTCACGGACTTTCCTCATTTTTCGTGGATCGATGTATCTGAGTTCCTTTATACCTGCACCTTTATCCGTTTCATCAATTATCATGTGGTAATATACTTTACCATCTACATACCATTTTCTAAATATTTCATGTGCCTTTATGTCAAATTCCAATAAATGTAATATATATTGAAATTCACTATAGATTCGTTTCTTAACTTTATCGGATAGATGATCAACTTCAGACAACTCCAATTCTAATGGAGGTTTGATATCACCCATCACAATTGCCTCGTTCACTATATCTTCGATAGCTGCATCGCATTCATTCTGTAATGAAATCTCACGATATTTTGTAATAAGATCTGCTTCATTCCGAATCTTACCTTCCATATCCAAATATGTACCATATGCCCCACCTACATCAAGGTTAATTGCACCATCATCGGATTCAGGTACAGCAAAACTGGGATAAGTTTTCTTATCCTTACCCAATGCAAATCCTAAAATTTTATCTTGCAACCACGTTCCAATTGCCATGTTATTTCCTATTTAAAAGGGGGAGATGAACTCCCCCTGTTTGTTATTAGAATAAATTTCCTACGTTTGCACTCGTTATATTATCGATATCAGCCAAGACTGCACCAACATTGGTTTTATCAGAAATAGATATTGCTTCCCAATGGGTATATGCCCATGTAACCTCTACGGTTTGAACATCATTCCCTTCCCATGCCAGTTCAGTTGCACCTACAGTTGTCGGCCATGCATCAACAAGGATATACTTTCGTATAGATTCCCCATTTTTTGCATATTGGGTAACTGATGCATCTGTGGTAAAACCACCACCCAATCCTGTACTAGTGGCAGTTTTGTTTGTAGTCATGCCGTTTATACGATCTGACCATTGTTCAAAGAAATCTCTTACTTTAAAAGATTCATCAACATATATAGTCGTTGTCCAATCCTCGAATGTTCTTGTCCCAGGAACCCTAAATACCCTACCAAAATAATTAATATCGGTTGGTTCTATGGTACTTGCTGGAATTGAAGATGCATTTGCGGTAACAGATATTTTTCTCGTAGTTTCTGCATCGTGACCCATAATTGATATACCAGCAGGAATCGGTATTCGTATATTGAACAATCCACTTCTTGCACCCCCATTCGGTAGTGCCTCTTTAAAACTACTTACATCAAAAGCCATTTACTTTTCCTCCTTAGACTGCACCAACAACTTCACTGAAACTGACACCAGTACTGACGGCAACAAAGTTTAGTTGTATGAAATTAATTGAACGTGCAGGTTTAATGAAAATATCTCCTACGAACTCATTCCTATCCACAACATCGGCTGTATTATTAGTTTGATCACACACTACCAAGAAGTCCGTTATACCTCTACGAGATTTAACATTTCTTAGGAAAGGTTCTACCATTGAACGGAATTGTGCCCTAGTAAACTCATCGTTGAACTCAAATAACATCGATTTCGATGCCCGTGAAATTGCTTTTTCTAGAACGATGAACAATCTACGAACATTAATTCTATCAAATGCACTACCACCTGCACTAGTACCATAAAGCGTTTTATCACCGAAAAGTACTATTCCTTGTCCTGGGAATGATGCGACTGGATTAACCCCACCTTTATATAGGGTATCTCTAGATGCTTTATCAGGATCAAAGTACAAACTAGCTGCATTCTTTATATGCCCACGATTGAATCCTGCTGGTGAAAACCAGGGATCTCTCGTATTATCTGTCGCAACACACAATCCAGCAATATCACCATTTAATGGAACAGCAACGAATTTATCTGTATATTTGTTATACATTCGTTTCCAACCACTATCCATAAAACCATATGTAGTACTATTAACCTTAGCCCTATCTGCAATTACAGCATCTGTTTTAGAGGAAAGTGAACCTGCAGTTTGGACTGAAGCTTTCTGTGGGGATACAAATACGACTGCATCTTTCCTACCACTTGAACCAGTTATGATTGTTCCAGACACATAATCGGTTATTTCAAAATCTGCTGTATCTTCCCCGATGATAAACAACGAAACGTCCGTTTGTTCTGCATCTTGAAATAAGTCGTATCCAGCCTTTCTGGGATTTTGATGATTTGCACCAGGATTAGAAGTACCATTGACAGCTGCCCCATTAGTAAGTGTGACACCATAATTTGTGTCCAAGTCATTAGCATCGGTTGTAGCTGTAAGTGAATCCCAATTACCAACATCATCATCGCCATCTGCATCCAAATTTGCATTTGCATCAAAAAGACCAGTGCAATAGATATATTTCGACTGATTGCGAATTACGTCAACGATATAATTACTATTTCCCTGTGCATCCTTTGCATCACTGGCAATGGATACATAAGCAAATCGTTCCAAGACGTTGCCTACGGTACC